CATAATCATCCATATTGCCAAATTCCCCAGCGTTGATTGTAAAGAAATCTGCAACATTTTTATTTTGATCAACCCACTTTTGAAGATATGCATGATATTCTTTTGGTAACTGTGTTGATCCTTTTAATGATTTGTTGTGCCCCGTTTCACTGAACTTGATTAAACCATCTGCCTGTATTTTTTTGAATATGCCCTCTGCCTTGTCTGCCTGATCCTTACTCAATGATTGCATAAAATCAACAAGATCATCCTTAGCAACTGGCAATCCTGTCAACACATTCTGACCATCACCACCAATTAACTCATCACACAATTGGATGATCTCATCATTGCGTCTGGCCAACTCAACCATCTGATCTGCTTTTTCTTTTGCCCGTTGTTCAATGAGATTATCATACTCTTTAGCGACATCTGGATTTGCCTCAACAAGATCATTAATACTAACCTTACTTAAATCATTCATTTTACTGGTCTCCTTTTTATTATTATTTTTTGTTGATCCACTTATTAAATTATCGTTATCATTGGATCCATCACCACCAATATCAACGCCATGATCATCAATTATCTGATCTATTGTTTGTGCTGTGCCCTCTGATAACTCTATTGGCCTTAATAATAATTTACCGCTTTCCTCTCGTACTGCCGGCCAATTTGTTAATGATCCCCCCAATACTGTTTTATACTTCAAATTAATACTTGCGCTAAAAAACCGCCTGATCTTGTTTTTAATAACATTCAATCCCTCATCATTCCATTCTGGTATGACCTGCAACTTATCATGATCATCTGATAATTGCACTCCCTTGATCCAACCAACGCTATCACCATTTACATGACCATATGAATCAATTGGCAATCCGACCAACTCTCCCGATTCTGTGCGTGTTGTCTCAATTACATCAACCGTATTCGACACAAATTGCTTTAGATCCTCTTTACTAATAACAACCTCTCGGCCCCACATATCAATAAATTCTCCATGGGTCAACGCATCAAATGGCTTATTGTTTTCTGACCCTGCCTGCAATTCTATAAATATAATATTTGTTTTATTTTCTGGCATAATTCATCTCCTGTTTTTGTTATTTATATAATATGATTATTATTATTAATTTTAAATATCTCCCTGGCTTTTTCGACTGTCTTATATGCCCACTCTCCCAGTTGATCATCACTCAATTTATAATCCTCTTTTAATACATCTGCCCCGGCTATCATCAACCCATGGATCAACTTAACATCATCCCGTGCCTCTCTACTCATTTTGATGATCTGGTATCTCCTGGCCAATAATTCAATTATTGATTTGTTGCGTTTTTTATTGTTTATCATCTATATTCCATCCTGCATTTGCAATTATTGCCACACGCACTGGCAATTCCTGGCTTTGGAAAATAGCCAATGGGTTGCCAACCCTCTGCCTCATATCCCAAACAATCATCGCAATGTTCCGCTGGTGTTGTTACTCTGCGTTCCTCTGTGTATTCTGATTTCTTAGCCGCCTCACCCTGACCATCATAATATGCTGTTCTGGCACCCCTGCCATATTGTTTTACCCGTGCCATTATCTGATTTGCTGAGGGTCCACCACTTGCGTTTATCTCCTGAGCAAATTGATTAAGATATTTATATTGTTCTCTCAATCTTGCACCCATGCGCCCATAATCCACCTGTGTTAATTGACCTCGACCACCTGCCCCAATTTGCAACTCAACGATCCATGCATCTTTTATTTCTTTTGCCATGGATTGTTGCCAATTCTCCAATCTCAGATCCCCATCAATTAATTTCTGTGTCAATTTCTCCATTCTTGGGACCACATTATTATCAATATAATTATCACCTAAACTCTCAATTGTTCTCTTGGCAACAAACTTACCCGTTGTTTTTGATCTATAACGCATGGTCTTTTTATCCCATGTGAATACATCCGGTGTATCATTGTCTGCCAATTCGTAATATATGGCCATGGATAACAGATCTGCAATGTTCATGATTGATCCCTAACCTGAACAACATATATCAAATCATAATGATCCCCTTCCCTTGCCAACCATATTGCCCGTGCCTTGTCTGGATTAACACAATCACAAATCCAACCGTTTAATATACAACACTGATCCAATCCATCATCAATCATATATTTGATCCTAACCATCTCACCGCCACAATCTGGGCACCGTGGCCGGGTCACTTTTTTATTAATCTCTGTGTTGATTGCTGTTGGTTTATTGATCATCCTCAACCTTTGCATCTAATATATTTGCATACTTTGGTTTATTCTTTTTTGCCCACTTCCTGAACTCATTAACTGCATCCTGTATATCCTCTTGAGTAATCTCTGCCATGGGCTCAACATCAACTGTTTTCTCATCATCTGACACTGTAAATGGCCTCTTTACAAATTGCCTGATCCGGTTGATCAATGATCTCTTATTGGGACCAACAACACTCATGTTGTTATCATCATCATCATCATTGTTGTTGCTCTCTTTTTTGTTGACCTTTTTATTATCATTGATCTCTGGTATTTTCTCTGGCAATACCTGACTGTAACGCCTTATTGCCAATATATCATCATCATCAAGATCCATCCATTGGATCTGATTAAGGAATGATCCCAACTCCGACAAGCTAACTGTTTTCTGTATTGGCGTAATAATCAACTTTGGGCGCTTGCTCATGCCTTTAAATGATCCCTTGTTATATTCAAATATCCTGTTGCCCAATTGTTGATCAATCTGATCTGCAAATCCTGTCATCATTGCATTGTAAAATGTCATGAACATGCTTGAACTGTCACTCATTGCAGAATATGACCCGGCCCCAGTTGTTGCGCTCAATGCCGCCCATTGCATGTTATATACCATCAATTTGAGTGTTCCGAAATACTGTATTGCCTTTAATATTGATTCTGCAGATGAAAATGGTACATCAACCAAATTGCCCTTAACATCTTTTGGCCATACTGCATAATTGCTCTCCTGTGCTGACATAACACCTTTAGCCATTCGCTTAATGGTTGATTTATCATCCTCATTCAATGATCCCTCAACCTCTACTGACAAATGGCCGGCGCTGTGCTCAAACCCTATGCCCTGCACAATCTCCAAACCGTATTTGATACGCTCTAATCTCCACACTGCCTCTAATGGTGATAATCCCTCTGGATTGTTTGCATCTCCAAATGTCAGATGTATTGATCTATTCAATGGAATATTTACCTGCTTATTGGGGAAATCCTGTTGTATCATGCCATACAATTGACCTGTTTTATCATTCATATCCCACTTATAAAATGATGATGTATCTCTCCATGCAAACCGCCTAAATCCTATCAACCCATCATTATAATGAGATCTCCAATCATCACCATCTGGCGCTTTCCATTTTTCTGATCTTATCCCTGGCACTGTCTCCCACCACCCCCAACCAAAAAAGGGAACATGAGAAATCATTGTTTCAATGAACATGCCCATACCACCATCAATATCATTCATGATCTGATAACAGAACTCTTGAGCTTTTTTATCGACATCATTTGCATTATCTGGCAATTGCCAATCAATACTGACCCCCCTGGCCAATGATGTAAAAACATGCCTTACAACTGAGATCTCTGGATCTGATCTCCTGATCTTATTAAATAATGGTTGCACACTTGGCCACTGCAACTGTGCATTATATGCCTCTTGAATAAATCCCCTGTATTCATCCAATCCCATTGATCCGATCTCAATCCATTTTTCTGCATCACTCATTTAATCATCTCCATCTGCTATCATAATCATCAACACTGCCTAGATCATCAAAATCTGACATTGAAGCGCCGCCCTCTTTTTCACACCAAATGGCCGTTGCCAATGCGCTCAATGTGTCCGGTAAATGCCCCTGTGATCTTGTCCCGTAAACATCCCCATAACTTGCATATCTAAGCTCATCCCTCATATGCTTTATATATGGCGATTCAATCTCTCCATTTTCAATTGCTGTGACCGCTGTTGATAATATATCTGTTCTCAACTTGCCAACCAATATTTGACCCTCTGCGTTCACTTCTAAATAATCATCAACAACATCTCCAACACCGGTTGCATCATGCATCCCCCGTTCAACATGGTATCTATAATATGCATTGTCATATGCTTTTACCATATTTGGCCATGGCTCTCTGCCTCGGCGCTCAAAATATACTATCCGCCATGGATTAACATCAACCCTCATGACAATAATAATTGTCCAATCCATTTTTTTAGCCCAGTCACCACCAATAACATACCTTGCCCCCTGCACATAATTTTCAACTGATATGATCTCTCTTGGCTTACCATCAAAATAACCTAAATCTTTATTGAACATGGCATCAACCTTATCAGAATATATTGCGAAATCATCACTGCTGGGCTCCTGCAGATCATATTCTATCTGCCACATCAATTTTGTAACCTCTGTTCTTTTTCTATCAAGATCTTGATCATCCAACCAACCACCATTGCTCTTTACTGTTTCCTTATAACACCATTCATAAACTGGCCAACCCTGATCATTTGCCCTGTGTAATATCTCTGTCATTGTTCCTGCTGGGTATTGATGAGTACTGCTTAATACTGTCTGCGATAATATGCCATTTTTGCTCATTGGCTGACCCATGGCACTATCTAATATTTTTATATCCATCTCATCAATTTCATCCATCCTCAATCTCTGAGGATGAGGACCCCTTACGGATCTCTGGCTTGCCAACAATGCCCTCATACTATTGCCCCACACAAATCTGGTTTTACTTGTTATTGGATCACTCAATAAATATTCTTTTGGGCTGTATTTATGATCCCATAATAATTTTGTATTTTCATGCACTCTGTTGGATTGCTCACCTGATCCACCCAATATATTGACATCTGCGCCCAATGTTAATGCCTCTGTTAAAGCTAATAAAGCCAATGTAAATGTTTTTCCGCCAAATCCACGGCTTGCCTTCCACACTGAAACTGGATGAACTGCAAAATATGCATCCCTGAACGCCTGCCATGGTGTTGAGTGATTTGCACAACACTTATGATCTGGCAATACAACACCAAATGCATAATATAAAAATGATCTCAATTGTTCATCTGTCTTAATTGGCAACTCAAAATCATGTATTTCAACTTCATAATGACCTGATCTGAGATCCAACCCTGCATATTGTTTTATATTATCCATTATCTTGATCATCCATCTCTGGCGATTTGTGAACAATAATTCTTATTTTTTTACCATCATAGGATATCATGCCGTCCTGATCATCCTGATCCTGCATCAATTTACCCGTTGCGTTTTTTATAAATACCTCAAGTCTGCCCTCTCCGATCTGTTTTCTTAAAAACTCAATCAACTCCTGATCATCCATTTCCTTTATGTTATGTTGCAATTCCTGTCTCTCAACATATCCCCTATTTTTGCCCAATGTCTTTAATATAAACTGCACTGCCCATGGATCACCATTTATAATTGATTGTCTCAATTTCTGCTCTGCAAAATCCAACATTATTGCCCTGGCATTATCAATGGCTTGCCGTATTGAGTTTGTTTTCCTTGCTCTGTTATATATTGTTTGTGGTGTGCACCCCAACTTTTTAGCCGCCAAATATACCATGCCATTTGTTGCCTCAATGGCGTTGATTATTTCATCTGTTTTATACTTATCACCCATATCAATTATCTATTCTATATAATATTGTTCTCCAACGCTGGCAAATCTCCGGTTAGATCTGCCCAACGCTGTAAAGTTATTGCACAATATTTGGGATCCATCTCTACACCTCTGCAAATCCTGCCCATGCGCTCACATGCAACAATTGTTGTACCCGCCCCTATAAATGGATCATAAACAATCTCTCCTCTGCGACTATATAACATTATATTTCTCTCTGGAATTTCCAACGGAAATGACGCACAATGCCCGTGACTGCCTGCCTCTCCCTTTATTGCCCAATATCCCCGAAGTGCCCAGTTATGCCCTACCTTTTCTGTGCCTCTGCTTTTGCCACTATAATTATAAAATGTCCCAATGAGCTCAACATCATTCTGATCTGGCCAATCATTGAATTGCATTTCTTGTCCATCATCATAATCATATGTGCCAATAAACTCACAGTGTTGATCAATTAAATCTGATCTTGCGGATATACACAACAATTGACCCTCTTTTATCCAATGCCTTATGTATCTCAAATTCCATCCTAAATCATGTAAATTGTCTGTCCATTTGTCCAACATGATCAATGTATGTCTTTTTTTATTCTTACTAAACGCTGTTGTAAATCCTGTGCCTGTATTGATTA